AACAAAGAATAAGTTTAAGATTAAAATCAAACAAGTTAAACCAGTTCTACATTATGTTTTAGCAGAAGGTGGTCACGTAGATGTTTTTGAATACTCTGCTGAAGGAACTCGTTTGGTCGAACAAGTAACTAATGTAGAACAATATATCCGTGACCAAGTTGAAATCAATGCTCTCTACGAAATTGATAATAAAATTATTATCGATGATGTGATTAAAGATAAATTCACAAAAGAAGGCAAAGAAAGATTTAAACCTCTCTTTGCCCCCGCTAAGAAAATTGCTAAAAAACTATCTGCTAAGTTCTCAATCTGAAGTAAATTTAGAAATAATCCACACAACAATTATTGCTGGTAATTGAACTAAAACGTTATAAAGAATTTCTAGAAAGATATTATCCTTCTCTTCTTTACGCCTATCCTTTGCTGGTGTCTGAGACATTGTGTAACACCTTGAACAAATCTTTACTATTTAATAAAAAATATCAAATTGTAACGATTTTTTACGTCCTCTTCGTGCGGGTCTCCTAACAAAACGAATCACTTCTGGTGGTTGTCGCTTAGGAATAGGTCTTCTATTCTCAAGCATTATTCCGTCGTGAGTTAGAAGTCTTGCTAAAATTAAAAACTGTAAAACTATTCTTTTCATTTTTTCTTTAACTTAAAAGCAGCATCGCCAAGAAATGATCCAACTGCAAGAATAAGAACCTTAGCATAAGCATCACGACTTGCACTCTCTAGTTCAACTTGACCCTCTGTTCTAATCGCAACAGACTCAACAGCAGAAATCATCAAAGCAGACCAAATAATTAAAAATAATCTAACAATATTGAAATATATCACTTCTTTCTTTTTTCTATCAGTTCATTAAAATCTTTCTTCTTTGTGCCACCATCATATTCCCAAGCATATCCTTCAGCAACCATTTGATTGTTGATAGATGTTACTTCTCCATTGATATACAGATGACCGATGATGCGACCATACTTCTCGGTGCTATCAGGTAGTTCTGTTTTGATGAGAATATCTTTAGCACCTTCTAATCTGTGCTTGAGCCAGTCTTTAACTTCGAGACCAAGTTTCTTTTCATACGCATCAGTTGTCCTGCTCTCTGGGGTATCGATACCAGCAAGACGAATTCGCTTAGTAAGGGAGATATCAAAACCCAAATCAATATCAGCGTCAATAGTGTCACCATCTACAACCTTGTGAATTTGACGTATTCTATAGATATAGGGATCTTTATTGTCCATTAGAATGGTAATTTGAACTTCTCAGTATTTAGTTTAGGAATGGGTAGTTTTTCAAATGCTTTATTAACTTGCTTTTCTACAACAGCACCAACAAAGGCTTCTGGATTGTCTAGAATCTTTTGTGCTTTTTGATAGGTAATATAAGCACCCACACCAATCGCAGCACTAATGCCCAGACTTGTGATTGATAGAATTAGACTCAGATGTTTCATTTTTCATCTCCTCGTGTGCTAACTTTAATATGTAGTAAATGATATATGCAGTAAAGATAAGACCCGACCCTAATATTATTACAACTCCCCAAGGAAACTCAGACATTAATACTTACCTTCAGTGCAATACTCAACTTTTTTGTTTGGATGGTATGGATACTTTCCTTCCTGTGGTTTCATAAATCCACAACCAATTAACCAATCCATAGTCATGGGAGTTGGACGAATTTGATCCCACAGAGGACCTTGAGCACACATTTCCAACTTCTCTGCGGTTACATTAGATTGTTCTTCTGCCCAGTTCGCATCTGCCTCCCAAGGAACAGCACGACTTTGCATCATTGATTCATATGTAAGTCTAGTTGATTTCATTACCCATGCAGGTATTTCACTGTCCTGATGAACTTGTGCCATAAATGAAGTTTTTAATCCACCACCCATACAGTCTTGAACAGTGTGCCAACCTTCATGCCTCAAAGTTCCTAAAAATTCTCTTGGATCTTTAACAAGAGTTTCATTAATAAAGAAACGATTATAGTTTGGTTTATATAAACCTACTGTTCTTGGAGTAAAATATCTCTCTGGTGCAACATAAACTGGGACCTCAAGTTTATTCAGAGCAGTTACAATTTTTACTATTTCTTCTCTAAATGGATCGAAGTCCTGACTTTTTAAAAACTCCGATTCTGCTGATAATTTTTCAAGACCTTCTGTACATTCTAAAAGAATCATACAACCCATTGCCTCTAAACTGTAAGGTCTTACTGTAGGTTGTTTTGGTTCGAGTGATGCAGAAATTGCTGGAAGAGTTAAGACTAATGATAAACCGATTGCTGTGATGAATTTTTTCATTCATTCCACCATCCTTCTTGTTTATGTATCCAGACTTTCAAATCCTTCACATAATTTCTCAACATCTGGGCCTGTTCTTCATGCCAAAAATCACCCGTCTCCATAAAAAGACGGGTGTGATTATCTATAGCTTTGAGTATTTGGTGGATGGGAGCATTCCAACACTCTCTCTTTGGAGTGTTCCATTCTCTTGGCATTGGTATGTAAATGTGTAAATTTTATTTTCACCTAAAAAATCAATTTGACATAAATCAGGTCCAACTATCATGTGTCCAACAATAGTCAAAGTCACAAACTCGATCATTTTTTCTTGCCGCCATTCTTTGCTTTTTTAGCATTAGCATTACCAGAGTTCTGCTTTTTATTATTGGCAGAATTCGATCCACCTTTTTTAGATTTATTTGCGGACTTTGCCATTATGATCCTCCTGTGCGGGGCTGTACTTGACCTTCTAATAATTCAACTCTTTCTTCAAGAGTTGGTTCTACAGCAACATCTTCTGATGCTGGTGGTTCTGGAGTTGGTTCTACTACAACTTCTCTACGTGGTTCTTCTTTTTTTTCGTCTTCATCATCTCCACCTTTCTTCATGGTATTAATTCCAAAGGTTGCGGCAGAGGCAGTAAAGACGGTCGCAATGAAAGTGGGGTCCATCTTGGATAGAGCCCCAGCATAACTTGCGGTAAGAAGAGCAGCAGACCATCCAAGGATGGCAATACGAATTACTTGCCCCAAAGCATTCTCCTTTTTCTTATCCATCAGTCCTTGTGATGAAGTCTTTAATATTTAGGATTTTAGAACTTAAATTTAAGTTTCGCAGAAACCACCGTATTAGAAACTCCATCATTTATTTGATGTATTCCTTCAATGATTACCATTTCTTTATAATCAACAGAAGCATTTGCCTCAATCATTCCACTGGTTTCATAAGAACCACCGACAGTTATGCCGAATAAATCCTTTTTCTTACCACCAAAACGATGTGAAATATTTAGACCAACCTCACCAGAATGTGAAGTTTTGTTTATAGCATCAACAGTTCTTCTGGATTGAATAGAACCCCTTTCTGTAAAACCATCTCTCTGATAATTACCAACAGTGTATCCAACAAATGGAGTTACGTTCTTATTGAGATGCCAGAATAATCTGTTATTAACAAACCACTCTTTTCCTTGTGTCGAACTTTCGTTTCCAAAGATACCCTGAACATTTCTTGATACATTATATTTGTTTTGGGAGAAACCAACATTTGTTAAGAGTGATGTTGTATTTCCACGGAACATATTGAAGAAACCATAATGGTTCTTAATAAGTTTAGAAGTGCTATCAACACCATCCAAATCAATATTCACATTATTATATTGACCACCAATAGTCCAAGTTGGTTTGATATCAATTTCTAATCCACCACCAATAATCAGAGACTTACCGTAGTATCCATAATCACCGTGAGACCAGGAATAATAGTTGTTGCTGAATACTCTTACTCTGTCTGTAGTTGGCTCAGTTGGTTCGTAGATAAAAAGATTTTGTAATCCACCACCAATCTTATCTAAAACATCATGTTGGTCTGTGCGTCCAAAAAGAGCATCATGAGTATTCTTGGTATCAACAGAAAGAAGTAGAGAATAAACTACAGTGTTATCACTATAAGTATCTTGTCTTAATAAAGGAGTTTCAGTTGTAGTCTCAAAGTTTCTTCTAATCTTTTGAACTCCATCCTTCTCAGATGCCTTATGAGTTATTTCAGTTTTAGAAACAACAGGAAGTCCAGGTGCAGGAACAGTTACAGAATTTACTAATGTTAGTGGTTCTGGTTCTGGTGTAGGTTCAGGAGTTGGTGTTGGATCTGGAGTGGGTTCTGGTTCTGGAGTTGGCTCTGGTGCTGGAGTGGGTTCAGGAGTGGGTTCTGGTGTAGGTTCTGGTGTAGGTTCTGGTGTAGGTTCAGGAGTGGGTTCTGGTGTAGGTTCTGGTGTAGGTTCTGGTGTAGGTTCAGGAGTGGGTTCTGGAGTTGGGGTTGGAGTTGGTGCTACCTCATCAACAGATGGTGCATCTGGATTGTTTGGAGCAACAGGTGTAAATGTTTGTCCGTTCTGTGTTGTAGTTCCAGGCTGACTATCAACTAAAAGAACTGGTGATAATGCGGTATCTCCAAGATTGAATACTGCAAATCCTAAGAGATAATCACCATTAGCACCTACTTGATATGTTGAATACTGCCATCCAGTAGAACCATAAGTTCCAGTTGAATAGTCACCAGTTCCAGGATTGGTAAATCCAAGTAATGCATAGTTTTGAAGTTGATTATTAACTGTTACTGTTGGAGATGAACCTGTTCCCTGATAAACAAGTGATGTAATAGAACCATCATTGAAAGGAACATAATCAGTTCCGATGTAATTCCAAGACATTGTATAAACTTTACCAGTTTCCAATGTAACTGATTTTGTAATCCAAGCAGCATCAGTAGGAGTTGGATTTCCTAATCCAGATGCCTGCTGTTGCTGTATAAGAAGATCTTTGATTGCTTGATTTTCTGCTGATGTTAATCCAAGTGATTCCGTTGCTTGGTCAAATGTTGCTTGACTATTAGGTTGTAATGCAGCACCAGCATCTCCGTATGGCGCAAATTCCCAAGTAGATGGAGTTACTGCTGGCTGATAATATGGATTAGGAGAATTATCAGGAAGGGTTGGACTTCCTACTGCTCCGTGAGAAGGTGCATTAAAGATTACTGGATTATCAACAACACTAACACCTGTTCCCTGTCCTGTGATTGTGCTGTCTAATGTTCCTGTTTGAGTTCCAGTATTCCATCCTGAGGTATTTCCAGACTCAAAATCGGTTCCAGTGATTGTATCTGCGAATGCCGTTGGTGCTCCCATTAAAAGAGCAGACGCTACAGCAAGCGCCTTTGAAGCGTAAGACATAAAAAGTCCTCTATTACTTAGTGTGTACTAAACGAAACAAACTAAAGTTGTTTAAAAGTAAAGTATTCACCAAGTCACAGAGGACTCGGAGTATGTAGATTCAGACCAGTTAAGATCAAGAATCAGTTATGATTG